AGATTATGTGTTGGACGTAAACCAAATTTTTGATAATATGTACGCAAACAAGGATGAGTAAATGGCCGTATCAGATAGCACAGACTTTGAACTCGACGTTGCGGAGTACATTGAAGAGGCGTTTGAGCGTTGTGGTTTAGAGGTTAGAACAGGTTACGATCTAAAAACAGCAAAGCGTTCTCTTAACTTAATGTTAGCCGAGTGGGCTAACCGTGGTCTTAATCAGTGGACCATAACACAAACTACACAAGCACTTACCTCTGGAACAGCAACTTATAACTTAAATGCAAATGTGATAGATGTTTTGTCAGTTGTTGTTAGGCGCAGCAGTACAGATTTTGCCATGGAACGAATCAGCAGGTCCACATATTTAGGCATACCAACCAAAAGTACAACAGGACGACCTAATCAATTCTTTTTGGACAGACAGATTACTCCTGTATTGAAAATATGGCCTACTCCAGAAAACAGCACAGACACTATTATCTTTGATGCGCTAACACGTATGGATGATGCGGACACGTTTATTAACACAATGGATATGCCCTTTCGGTTTTTTCCATGTTTAGCAGCCGGACTGGCCTATTACATAAGCATGAAAAGAGCGCCAAACAGAACACAGATGTTAAAGGCTGTATATGAAGAGGAGTTTGAAAGAGCAATGACTGAGGACAGAGACAGAGCTTCTTTTAATGTAGTTCCTCAGTATGAATATTTTAGGAGTTCCTGATGTCCAGATTTGCGCAAGGTAAACACGCTTATGCCATATCAGATAGATCAGGTTTTCGTTATAAATATAAAGATATGCGCAAAGAGTGGAACGGCTCTCTTGTAGGTAAAGATGAGTTTGAGCCTAAGCAGCCACAACTTGAGCCCTTCCCAACTGTAGTTGATGCTTTAGCTTTAAAAGATGCACGCCCCGATAGAACAGAGCCACAGACTGTTCCTGTTGGTCCCGGTGGTTTTCCAAATAGGGGTGTGGCTATACGCGCTTTTGTGTCTGTGGGAGAAGTGACGGTGACAACATGAGCTTTACATTTGCCACTCTTAAAACAGCTATACAGGATTATACCGAAAATTCTGAAACTACTTTTGTTAATAATCTGTCAAACTTTATTAAAGTTGCAGAGGAGCGTATCTTAAAAAACGTTCAGTTAAGTAATTTTAGAAAGAACGCCTCTGCTGCTTTTACCGGGAGCAGTGAGTTTTTGGCTTGTCCAAATGATTTTTTAACACCTTTTTCTTTGAGCTTTACGGACGCTAGTAGTAATAAAGTGTTTCTTGATTATAAAGATGTTAACTTTATACAAACTATCACGCCTAATTCTTCTACGACGGGCTCGCCACGTTTTTATGCTTTGTTCGACACGGACAACTTTATTATAGCCCCCACGCCTAGTAGCAGTTTTGCAGTAGAGCTGCATTATTATTACAGACCGGATAGTCTAACTGCCGGAGCTGATTCCGGTTCTACATGGTTAAGCACAAACGCACCCAACGCTTTGTTATATGGAGCTTTGATGGAGGCTTACACTTTTATGAAAGGTGAACAAGACGTTATGGCAAATTATGCACAAAGGTTTACTGAGGCGGTTCAATCGCTTAAACTGTACGGCGAGGCAAAAGAAGTTAGTGATTATTATAGAACAGGAATGCTTATGAGGGATAAACAATAATGTTGATGGAGCTACCTAAAACACCGATTGTTGATATACAAACTACAAACAATAGAGGGTTTACACCGGAAGAAGTAGCCACTCGTTGTGTAGATAAGATTGTAGAGGTTGGCGATAACGCTGCCCCTGAGATTAGAGATCAAGCACGGGCTTTCAAAGCGCATCTGGAAAAAGTTATTACATTTTACATGAAAGAAGCTATAAAATCAGACAGAACAACTGTTTACAATGCTATTAAAGAGGCAGGATACGAAAAGCTTGCAGAACACGTAAGGAGGTTATAATGGCAATAACACAAGCAATGTGCGTAAGTTTTAAAAAAGAATTAATGGAGGCGGTGCACAACTTCAAAAATAGCGGAGGCAGCACTTTTAACTTAGCGTTATATACATCCAGTGCTAGTTTAGATCAAGACACAACAGCTTATACAACTAGCAATGAAGTGTCGGGAACTAACTACACCGCCAAGGGGGCATCATTAACTAGAGTAGATCCAACAACATCAGGAACCACGGCGTTTACAGACTTTTCCGATTTAACGTTTAGTAATGTGACTCTAACGGCAGCAGGGGCCCTAATATTTAACGATAGTGCATCTGGTGATCCCTCCGTTTGTGTGCTAAATTTTGGAGCGGACAAATCTGCTTCTTCTGGCGATTTTACAGTGGTTTTTCCCGCAGCAGCGGCTAGTACTGCAATAATAAGGATAGCGTAATGGCTTTAGTAATAGCAGATAGAGTTCGTGAAACGACAACGACTACAGGCACAGGCACCATTACATTGGCAGGTGCGGTCACAAACTTTGAAACTTTTACTGCTAATTTATCTAATTCCGACACAACGTATTATTCTATTGTTGATAATACTAATGGAGCCTTTGAAGTAGGTTTAGGGACATTTACAGCCTCTGGTACAACTTTAGCTAGAACAACAATCATAGCTAGTTCTAATAGCAACAGTGCTGTAAATTTTGGGTCTGGTACAAAGGACGTATTTATTACAATACCTGCAAGCAAGATGATTGTTAAGGACGCTAGTGGCAACGTAAGTATAGATGGCGATGTAACTATAGCTGATGGCAGTAATGACTTTGATGTTGCGTCGCATGACGGAACTAATGGATTAAAGTTAGGTGGAGATATAGTCACTTCAAGTGCAACAGAATTGAACATATTAGATGGTAAAAGTTTTGTTGACGAAGATAATATGGCCTCTAACAGTGCTACAGCCATTCCTAGTCAACAATCTGTAAAGGCCTACGTTGACTCTCAAATAACAGCAGAGGACTTAGATTTTCAAGCAGATAGTGGGGGTGCCTTAAATATTGATTTAGATAGCGAAACGCTTACTTTTACAGGTGGTACGGGTATTGATACAAGTGGAAGTGGTAACGCTGTTACCTTTGCAATAGATTCCACTGTGGCTACATTAACAGGCTCACAGACCTTAACGAACAAAACACTAACAACACCAACGATTAACGGAGCCACTATTGGTTCTTCTAATTTAGCTACTTCTAGTAATGGTGATATCAATCTTGCGCCAAATGGCACCGGTAAGGTTGTTATAAAAGGTAACACTAATCAAGGAAAAATTGTACTTAACTGTGAGAACAATAGCCACGGACAAACAATTATATCAGCGCCTCATTCCGAAAGTGCTAACAATGTTCTTACACTTCCTAGCACTGGAGGAGATGCTAGATTAGTTTCAACAGCGTCCACTGCTACTCTTACAAACAAGACCTTTGGTGATAATGTAAGTTTTGGTGACAATAATATCACAAACGTGGGTGATATAGCTGTTGATTCTATCAGTGCAGATGGAACAGATATAAATGTAGCGGTAACCGACAACTCAGCCACAGCCTTCACAATTAAGCAAGGGTCAGATAACTATCTCGTTGTAGATACTGGTAATGGTGGGGAGTCTGTAGCGATAGGAACAGGCATATCAGGAACTGCCATATCTATAGGTCATACCACTTCAGAGACAACTGTGAACGATAATCTCACAGTTACAGGTGATTTAACTGTGTCAGGAACTACAACCACAGTAAACTCAACCACTGTAAATCTAAACGATCACAATATTGTATTAGACAGTGGTAATAGCACATCTGCTGTTATAAACGGTGCAGGTATAACAATAGAGGGTGGTAGTGGTGATGATGCTACATTTAGCTACAATACCACTGGTCCTAAGTTTGAGTTAAAGTTAGGGTCTTCCCATGAAGATTTACAGGTGGACCAACTTATAGCCGCATCACTAGACATTTCTGGGAATGTGGATGTAGATGGAACTCTTGAGGCTGATGCTATGACGTTAAATGGCACAGCAATTACAACAACAGCAACGTTATCAACAGGCATATCAAATGGAAATGTTTTGGTAGCAACGAGTGGCGTTGCCGATAATGATTTCTTACGGGTTGATGGAACAAGTGTTGAAGGGATTAATTCCTCTGAGCTTGCAACAGAAATAGGAGCAGCCACCAAAGGTTTTGCCACAGCAATGGCGATAGCATTGTAAAGGAGAATATATGGCACAAGATTTTGAGAGAGCAGTAGCATTTGACAGCAACAGTGATATTGACATAGGAACCACAGCAAGAACAGTTGTTAGTTCTAACTCAGACGATGCAATAGTCGGAATAAGGTTAGCAAACGTCACCACATCACAAATAAACGTAAGCGTTTTTGTAACAACAGCGGCAGCGGGTGGTAGTGATCTAAACGTGTACTTGATAAAAAACGCACCAATCCCTGTAGGCTCAAGTTTAGAACTAATAGACGGGGGTAGTAAAATAGTTTTACAAAATGGAGATGAGCTAAAAGTACAGTCAGATACGGATGCGTCTTTAAATTGTTATGTTAGTTTTGTTGACGCTATTAGCACATAGGAGTAGCAATGCCTTATATTGGAAATAACCTAGCTACACAGTTCCAAGCCTTTGCCACACAAACCATAACAGGTGACGGCAGCACAGGCTATACTCTTGATAGAGCCGTAGCAAACGGCAAAGAGCTTCTTGTGTATATCAACAACGTAAAACAGGAAGAAGGCTCTGGTAAGTCTTATACAGCGTCTGGCA